TAAAATATGGTGGAAACATTTACATTTGTAACACTGGTCATACTGCCGCGGCCACAAATGCACTTGGACTAGAAACTGACATATTAAAATGGGATCTATTCTCAGAAGGTCAAGATTGGAAAACTAATTGGGCTATAAACACAAGATACAAAGTTAATGACATTGTTAAGTATGGCGGAACACTTTATATTTGTAATACTGGTCATACATCAAATGCTACAGCGGCAAATGGTCTAGAAGCTGATCAAGCCAAGTGGGATTATTTTAACAGAGGTATTGAATACTTAGGTGAATGGGTAAACAGTTATAGATATAAAGTAAATGATGTTGTACTTTACGGTGCAACACTTTGGATTTGTACAACGCAACATACTTCAGTTGCAACTAATCCTGATTCACAATTAGGAACATTACAAGCTGATATAACAAAATGGGATAAATTTGTTCCAGGATTAGAATTTGAAAACAGCTGGCAAGGTGATGAAAGATATCAACCAGGTGACTTTGTTACTTACGGTGGTAATCAATATGTTGCTAATCAAAACGTATATGGTGAACTTCCTCCGTCAAGTGATAAATGGGATCTTGTAACTTCTGGATTTAATTTAAGAGGTGACTGGGGTGCAGACTCTACTAATCAAGAATATAGAATCGGTGATGTTGTAAGACTAGGCGGTTATACTTATGTTGCAACAGCTAACAGTACAGGACAGCGTCCACCAAACACAACTTATTGGGGAAGATTAAACCAAGGTATTGAATGGAAAGACACATGGACAACTGCAACACTTTATGATGCAGGTGATGCCGTTCGTTACGGTTTGATAAGTTACATTTGTGTGTTAGCACATACTTCGGATACTGCAAAAAGACCAGACAATGATACATCAGGTACATACTGGAAAAACTTGGCATCAGGTGCTGAAGAAAGTTCAATTACTACACAAGGTGATTTATTGTACTATGGTGGTTCAGGACCGACTAGATTACCAATTGGTAAAGAAGGACAGATATTAAGTGTATCAAGTGGTGGCTTACCAGAATGGAAAGATTTCGGTAGTACTCCAGACGTATACTACGTTGGTACAAATGGTGCCGACAATGCTTATCCAACAAATGGAGCAACATTAGATCGTCCTTGGAAAACCATTAGAGCGGCTTGTGAAGCAATTGAGGCCGGAGCAAGAAATCCTAATGCTGGTTACTTGTTAAAAGTCAACAGAAGATTTATTGCATTTGAAACGGCAAAATGGGCTAAAAGACAAATTATTACACAAACATCTCCATTCTTTATTGGATTTAGTTTTAATGAAGCAAAGTTTGAAAGACTTGCGGCGTTTGCCATTGATGCTTTAATTATAGATCTTACAAAAGGTGGAAACAGAGAATCACGTAGAGTGGCACAGGCAATGAAAGACAATGTAAGTGGTGATTACTTTGATACAGGATCCGAAGCACAAAACGTTGCGGCACTTAATTTTGTAATTAGTATTGCTACTGACGTAATTAATAGTGCAACTCCGTCAGCAGATTATCAAGACCTTGATAGTGTACCTTCTGCGGATAGATACTTACAAATCAAAGATGCAACTAACTATCCAGCAGAATCAGGTGCAGTTGCAGAAATTACAGCTAACATGGTGTTAATTACATCAGCTGTTTCACTTGGTGCAGGTTATACTATTCCTGCAGAAGTATTCAAACATACAATTATTTTTGTAAAAACTGGAGAATATAGAGAAGTACTTCCTATTAGAGTTCCAGAAAGATGTGCGATACAAGGTGACGAATTACGTTCAACAAAAGTTCTACCAGCGGGTCAGCAAACACAATCAACTGATACTACATATTCACTTGCTGGAATATTACATATGAAATCAATAATTGATAATATTGTTGAGGGTGCTTCAGTAACAGCACAGACAGGAAATGCGTTATCTCAAAATGTTTCAAAACCTCTAAGTACATCAGCAGTAGGTGATATTCTTGAAGAACTATGTCAAGAATTACACGATAAAATTGATTATGAAATAAATGGTGCTTCTGGAGATTCAACAGCACCTACGTTTAGAGGCAATAACACAAGAGTTGATGATTTAGATAAAATGTCAGCTATTAGATTGTTAGAACTAAACAAAGATTTTATTGCTAGAGATGTAACAAAATACATTACTGTAAACTATCCTTCATATAGTTTTGACTCTACGGCTTGCGAAAGAGATGTAAGAGCCTACATCAATGGATTTATTTACGACTTAATTTATCCAGGAAATTATCAAACACTTTATAATGGTACGTACTATGCCAACTCAGCAAGAACAAATGGATCTATCTTAGAAAACATGTTCTTGTTTAGAGATGCGACGGGCTTAAGAAACATGACAGTAAGTGGATTGACAGGTACATTAAGTTCAGCAAATGCATATGGAACCAAACGTCCAACAGCAGGTGCTTATGCATCGCTTGATCCAGGATGGGGACCAGATGATACCAGAACTTGGATTACCACACGTTCTCCTTACGTACAAGGTGTAACCACATTTGGTACAGCTTGTGTAGGAATGAAAGTTGATGGAAGTATTCATAATGGTGGTAATGATTCTATTGTTGCTAACGACTTTACACAGGTATTAAGTGATGGTATCGGTGCATGGGTAACTAACTTAGGTAGGGCAGAACTTGTATCAGTGTTCTCATACTACGGACACATTGGATACCTTGCAGAAAACGGCGGCAAAATTAGAGGCACAAACGGTAACTGTTCATACGGTGACAAAGGTGCTGTATCAGAATTTATAGATGTCACAGAAGTTCCAATTACTGGTGGAGTAGATAATAGAAAACGCGAAGCACAAATTGGAAGAGCTTTAACAGACGGTAGTGCTATTATACATTTTGAATACACAAATGCAGGTAACAATTACAGTAACTCAACTTATACAGTAACAGGTAATGGATATGGAGCCGCTATTGCAAACGGTAACTATGTAAACAACGGTATATTTGAAATTAGATTAAGAAATCCAGACGACGGATCAACTTACAATGAAAATGACTTAGATAATGATGGTTCATTAAATGATCCAGATACAGTGGGTGGTAGAGGTTATGTGTTTAGTGAAAACACTGCACAAGGCGGTACTGCATCTACAATTACGTTGTCAAATACTGAAACTGCAAATACTACAAAATATATTGGTATGAGAGTTGTAATTACAGCAGGTACAGGTGCAGGACAATATGCACAAATCACAAGTTACAATCCAGGAACTAAAGTAGCCAATGTTGCGAAGGAGTCAGACGGTACAGCAGGATGGAATACATGGCACCATTCAAATGGTATCGCGGCAACACTTGATGCGACTACAACCTACTCAATTGAACCAAGAGTATACTTCACAGGCGGTGGAGGTACAGGTGCTCAAGTAAGAGCTAAAGTGGCTTCAGGCAGAATTGTAAACTTCTTTATTATTAATCCAGGAAGTGGATACACACAAACTCCAGCTATGACAATAGTGGATCCAAATGAAACTATTGAAGCACCATTCCAAATAAGAATAGGTAACGGAGTTTTAGCACAACCTACTTGGACTAATAGAGGAACTGACTTTGAAACTGCAGGCGGTACAGTAAGTGGTGACGGGTACGGAGATATTTTCCAATCTGAGAAGTTCTTAAATGTTTATGGATTGACAGATATACCAGAGCCAGGAGCTAACTTAGAAATTGCAGGTGATAGTAGATTCTTTAAAATTGTTTTTGTTAGAGAATTGACAGGTAGTGCAGGAAATTATGCGGCAAACTTACAAGTTTCACCTAACTTGGGAATTGAACAAGCCCCAATACACGGTGCTAACTTAACTATTAGAAAGCGATTTAGTCAAGTTAGATTAACAGGACACGATTTCTTAGATATTGGTACAGGTAACTTTGCAAGTACAAACTATCCAGGAACTCCTTCAATACCAGCAGACGCAAATGACGAAGTAACAGAATCCGGTGGCGGTAGAATATTCTACACATCAACAGACCAAGATGGTAACTTTAGAGTTGGTAGATTGTTTAACGTAGAACAATCAACTGGATCAGCGAGCTTGAATACAAGTGCATTTAGCCTAGCAGGACTGCAAGAACTTTCGCTAGGTGCAGTTGGACTTGGTCAAGGTGGAGCAACTATTAATGAATTTAGTACAGACGGTACGTTTAGTGCAAACTCAGATAATGTAGTTCCGACACAGGCGGCTATTATAACTTACATCAATTCACAAATTGGTGGAGGTTCAAGTAGTCTAAACGTAAACGCGGTGACGGCTGGTAAGATCAACCTAACCGGTAACACAATCAGTACAACAGATAATTCACCAATTACTGTAAACACAGGAATGAATTTTAATGGTGGTGTAGCAGGAACACCTGTTGCATTTTCGTACTTTTTGACGAGCAAAACATAATGGCTAAATATAACTATAGGAGTGAAAAATGGCATCAGGAATATTAGGATCAACAGATCTTTCAGCAAACAGCGATACCAGTGTTTATACAGTTCCTGCTAGTACTTATAGTGTTGTAACAGTTTCTGTATGTAATAGGCATGCGACTAATACAGCAAGTGTAAGAATAGCATGTGCTACTAGTGGAACACCAGGTTCGGCTGATTACCTTGAGTACGACGTTTCCGTTGGACCCAATGGTGTGTTAGAAAGAACAGGTATTGTCGTGGAAGCGGCAAGGCAGGTAATTGTTAGATCATCCCAAGCATCTGTAACAGCAGTTGTGATGGGCATTGAGACAGCAGTACCGGCGTAATATAAAGGATAGGAAAAAATGGGAAGAAGAATTTCAGTAGGTTCACCAGGTTTAACTATACCTTATGGGACAACAGCACAAAGAGTTGCTGGAGCAGGTGATGGAGCACTAAGGTACAACACAGAAGTAAATGTGTTAGAACTTTATAGTACTGCACAAAGCGCCTGGTTACCAGTTGGTACTTTAAGTGCTAAAACAGTTACTACCACATACTCAGCTAATTCAGGAGAACAATTATTCTGTGATACTAATGGCGGAGGATTTACTATAACACTACCAGGTAGTCCAGCTACAGGTGATGTGATAAGATTTTACGATTTACGTAAAACTTTTGATAGTAATGCCTTAACTATTGGCAGAAACGGCAAACTTATCCAAGGCGATGCGGCTAATATGACTGTTAACTCAGAAGGTGCGGCGTTTGACTTGGTTTATTCAGGTGATTCATACGGTTGGCGTATCTTTACTGTATAATATTGTTGGAGAAGGAACCAAATGGCAACATATTCAAGTTATAAAAAAGTGACATCAGATGCTATTCCGACTGATACCATAACGGCGGCAAAGTTGGCTCCGGGTGCAGGATCGTGTAGAAGAGTCCAATGGATATATCATCCAAGAGGAATGCAATGTCATGATTGTTCATCTGCAGGTAACTGTTGTGGTCAAGCATGTGGATATTGTTGTTACTGGTGTGTTCCAGCAAACGTTTATAAAGTAACCTTTGAAATTTGGTCCGGTGGAGGTGGTTCAGCAGGTCACACTTGTTGTAACTGTTGTTCATTTTCAATTGGCGGACATGGCGGCGGATATGCCCACAAGACAATCAATACACAACCAAACTGTAAGTATACGGTATGTGCAGGCGGAAGCTGGCCATGTGATAAAGCACACACCTGTGCAGGTGGAATGGGATGCCGTTCTTATGTAAACGGACACAATCTATCAAACTTCTGTGTTGTAGGTGGTTGTTCGGGTTGGATGTGTAATGGAGATGCATGGGGTCAAAGGCACTTAACAAGTCTTTGTGCATCATGTTTAATATGCGGTGTGTTTGGACACGATTTTGGATTTGGTGGTTCACCAGGATTTAAAGCTGGAACTACTATCTGTAGATGTCACGGTCAAACATCATGGACTGGGACAGGTGCAGGCATTGGTAAATATATGCAAACAAGCACTAACGAAGCTTGGTGCGCCTGTGGATGTCACGTTAATTTTCCATCAGGAGGTGGTACACCGGGTACTTCAAGTTATTGTGGAAATTGGGCAAAGTGTTGTGCTGGGGGATCAGGACAGGGCGGCTCAGGAATAGTAAAGATAACATACGTTTAGGAGTAATAGATGGCAACATACGCAAGTTATAAAACACTAACATCAGAAAACTTTATTGATGGAAGTATTACTGCGTCTAAGTTAGGTGCTGGTGCCGGACATCAGTATTACACCAAATGGATTTATAATGAAAGAGGACAACTATGTCAGCATTGTGCTGATGCAGGCGACTGTTGTCAACAAGCAAATGGTAAATGTTGTTACTGGGTTGTACCTTCAAATGTAAACAAAGTAACATTTGAAATTTGGTCAGGAGGTGGAGCCGGAGCAGGCGCTACATGCTGTAACAACTGTATGCACTCAGCAGGTGGATCAGGTGGAAACTACGCTGTAAAAACTATCACTACATCATCCGGTTGCGGATATACAGTATGTGCAGGTGGAACATGGCCTTGTAGTAAATCACATACTTGTTCAGCAGGTATGGGATGTCGTTCATATGTAAATGGACATAATCTATCAAATTTTTGTGTAACTGGTGGTTGCCCTGGTTGGATGTGTAACGGCGGTGCATGGGGACCTAATCATACACAGACCTGTGCCAACTGTAATATTTGTGGTATATTTGGAGCAGATTTTGGAATAATGGGATCAACTGGAGTAACAGGTGGTCATGGAGGATGTCAATGTAGATCAGCAGACTGGATGCAAACTGGTGTTGCACCGTTTGTAGGAAAACAAGGTGTACACGCACACGCAGAAGCATGGTGCGGTTGTGCATGTTATACAAACTGGCCAGCTGGTGGTGGAATGACAGGAACAAGTTCATATTGTAATAACTGGGCAAAATGCTGTGCTGGTGGTAATATGGGTGGTTCTGGAATAGTAAAGATAACATACGCATAGGAAAATAGAATGGCAACATACGCAAGTTATAAAAAAGTAGCAACAGACTCAATAGTTGACGGTTCGCTTACTTCCGATGATCTGGCACCTGGTGCTGGTCATGCCATGGGTGTACAATGGATCTATAACGAAAGAGGAATGCAATGTCATAACTGTGCTAGACAGAGTGGTTGTTGTCAACAGGCAAATGGTAAATGTTGTTACTGGTGTGTTCCAACAGGTGTATCAACAGTACAATTTGAAATTTGGTCTGGTGGCGGCGGTGGACCAGGAATGACTTGCTGTAATTGTTGTTCTTTTACCGTAGGCGGTTCTGGTGGTAACTATGCTTCTAAGACGATTAGTACTGCACCAGGCTGTAAATATTCAGTATGTGCTGGCGGGGCATGGCCATGTGGAAAAGCTCATGGTTGTTCAGCTAGTATGGGTTGTAAATCATATGTAAATGGATATAATTTAAGCAACTTCTGTACTACAGGTGGCTGTGGTGGTTGGATGTGTAATGGAGATGCTTGGGGACCAAGACACTCACATTCATGTTCAAACTGTAATATCTGTGGAATCTTCGGTGCTGACTTTGGAATGATGGGATCATCAGGATGGGAACCAGGACACGGTGGATGCCATTGTTGGTTTACGTATTCAGGATCAGGATCTGCACCACAATTTGGTAGAATGCAAGTTGGTGTAACCAACGAAGCATGGTGTTCATGTGGATGTCATATTGACTGGCCAGCAGGCGGTGGACAAGCGGGTGTTAGTTCATACTGCGGAAACTGGGCAAAATGTTGTGCAGGAGGCTCTGGACAGGGCGGTTCCGGAGTTGTTAGAATAACTTTTATGTAAAGATGATAAATACTTATAGGAGCATATAAGCAATGAGCAGAAGAATAGAAAAACAATTTACATATCCTGTTTGGGATAAGTGGAGAGAAAATAGCTTTACCGAAGGGCGTACTGCTACACATACATATAAAGGTCCAGAATTTTTGACTTTTGAAATATGTCATGATAAGAATTCAGATGATTATGGAAAAGAATGTGGATGGTGCATGTGGGAAAAAAGAGATCTTGAAAGACCCGCAGGTAAAGATATTACAAGAATTACAGTAGATTGTAAAGAAAATCCATTGCTTTGCGAAATTGCAAACGACGAAGGTCGTGAAGACATGGTTGCAATGCGTAGAGGTAGAGAGTGGAAAGTTCTTTGGGACGCTCCAGACGGTTTTCAAGACGTAGAATACACAGATGAATTAGAACCTCGTGACGTATATGATGAACAAAATATTACATACGATTTTGATAAAAAAGAGTTTGTAATTGGTATACACGATTGGGAAGCTACAGGAGTCAAAAAAGACTTAACTTGGGCACAAGTAAGAGACGTAAGAGATGCGGCATTGCATGAAACTGATGCTAAAGTGGGCATGGATGATGCACCAGCTGAAATTATTGATGGCTGGAAAGGTTATAGACAAAACCTAAGAGATTTACCAAGTGCTATGCAGGCAAAAGGTTACGAGCCGTGGCAAGTTGTACAAATGTTTCCAGTCATGCCTAAGGATATGAGAGATCCTGAAGAATCTTCAGATCCAAATGATCCATACAGAGACGGTGCATTTGCTGTAGACGTTGCCGTTGCCGCACAAAAAGTCGCAGGCAAAAAGTAAATTACCCTACAATTTAGATAAGCCAGTATTACACATCACCCTGACTAATACTCCATAAATATTTGCATATTAGGAGTGTTATTGTGTCAAGAAAAAAAGTGTATTTTATGAACGGTGGTGCAGGTAGAACAGTAGCCAGTATTCCTGCATTTGAAAAATTATACGAAAAAGATAAAGATTTTATAATTGTTTGTGAGGGAGGTATGGAGTTTTACAAAGGACATCCTTTCTTACATGAAATGGCATTTGATCACTGGCATAAAAATTTATTCAAAGATTATATTAAAGATAGAGATTGTATTACTCCAGAACCATATAGAGTTTGGGAATACTACAATCAAAAATGTAGTTTAGCACAGGCTTTTGATATTGCTATAAACAACGAAGGATTGCGAGAATTAGCAGATCCAAAAATATATATGAACAAACACGAACTTGTTCAAGGTTATAAAGTTGTTGAAGAGATAAAAGCAGTTACAGGTAAAGACAAAGTTTTAGTTTTTCAACCATTTGGTAGGACAGCAGAAAACATGGGAGATTTTATAATCGACGGATCTTCTAGAAGTTTTCATTTAAATGACGTAATTAGAATTTGTAAAGATTTAAGAGAAGATTACGCTGTGATAATAATGGCAGAATGGCCAGTAACAATAGAAGAAAATGCAAAAGTTCCTATTGCTGTTCCACAAATTCCTGATGTGAGAGTATGGTCAAGTATAATACAAATAGCAGATCACTTTTTAGGTTGTGATAGTTTAGGGCAACATATGGCAAAAGCATTAGGTACAACATGTACAAGTGTGATAGGTAGTACATATCCTATTAATATATCTTATCCTAACTCTCCAGACTTTGATATAATTGACTTAGGAGAAGGTAAAAGAAAATTTAGTCCTATTAGACTAACGATGGAAGATGAAATTGAAAGATACAACGATGAAGTAATGGAGTTGAATGATGAAAGTTTTAAGGAAATTGTATCAAGTGTGCGTAAACGCCTTGGTAAACCTCGGGCTTATACGGGAACGTACAAACCTCAAGAACAACAAGGAGAAGTCTGCCCGACGCATGGGGTTGTCCACAAAAATGATGCAGGAATAACACATGCCAAGGAACCTGCTAAAATACTTGGAAGGACAGGTCGGTGAGGTTAAACAGTGAACAGGAAAGTGCTATTTTAGAAGATTGGCAAGAAAATACTAGTTCGCAACCTATAAGGCAATTAGAAACTTGGGTAATAGATGATTTACACTATCCAGAATACAGAAGATTTGACAAATTATTTACAGAAAATAATATAGGCCATAAAGACTGGGGCAACGGATGGTTGTATTATAAAAAGGATATGCAATATCCTGAAGATTTAGATCCTGAAAAACACTTTCATGAATTTATTAAAAAGTCTTGCAAAGGTTTACCAATAAAAATTACAAATTTTAAAAAGTCGTGGGGCGTAAAATACATAGCTGGAGCATATAGTGGAATGCACAGCCACGTTCCAGGTAGACAATTGACAGCAGTTTTGTTTTTAACAACATCAATCCATTCTCAAGAATATCCATTGGCAGGAAATTTGGTTACATTACAACCTACTAATCATGAAATAAATTATGTTGCCACGCCTGCGATTCAAGGAAATATTGTAATAATGGATGGCAGGGTTTATCATGGAACGTATCCAACACTAAATGAACGTAAAGTTTTTGTTTGTGATTTTGATTACGAATTATATAATGGATGAAAAATTTTTAAACAATGCTTATCAGGGAGATAAAGATTTTTGGTTTCTATCCAAACAAGGAAAGATAGCTGATTATTGGATATCTAAATGTAAGTATCCTGATTGGAAAAGATTCTTACCATTATTTGAAGAAAATATGGGTATGCAAACACATACTGATCACGGAGGAGCAATATTATCCTATAATAAGGATGGAAAATATGTTTATCAAGTAGATCCAAAGCACGAATATGAAAACTTTATAAAAAAAGAATTAGAACCTTTTCAATTTGATAGTATAGAATTTGAAAAATGTTGGTGGATAAAATATCCTGTAGGAGCATATAGTGGATTACATACTCATTTACCTTTACGAAAGCTAACATCAGTTTTATTTTTAGACACATTGGAGTTAAATGATGACAAACCTTTAGCAGGTAAGTTACAGAGTGTAACACAAAATCCTGTTACTGGAGAACTTATCAGTGATGTTGCTAAATGTATTGCAGGAGATGTATCTATTATGGACGGAAAAGTTTATCATGGAGTATATCCTACTCTACAAGAAAGGAGAGCATTTGTTTGCGATTTCATATATGAAGTTACATATGATTAAAACAGTTACATACAATAAGAGAGGAATAAAAGTATGACACAATGGATAGGAGCAATAACAAGAGGCCACAACGGTGGTGCGGTTTTACTTAAAGATGGTGAAATAGTTTTTGCTATCGAAGAGGAACGTCTTACAAGAAAGAAATATGATGGTGGTCCTTTAGCCGCTATGACAAAATTTCTTGATTATACAGACAAATTGGATTACCTTGTAGTGGCTCATACACAACCTTTAGCTGAATCTAGTAGAATAGACTTCAGTGGTGGCGATATGTACACAGGTTTGGCAAGAAAATTAGGTTTAATAGACAGATCAAATAGTGCATATGGACAAAACTTTGATCATAGACAGGTTATTGATATGAGTGATGTACACCACAAGTTACATGCCGCCTGTGCTTTTTATAGATCAGGTTTTGAATCAGCGGTTGCATTAGTAGTTGACGGTGCAGGAACGTTCATACCTATGAATATTAATACTGGTTTATATAACGATGAAACTATGACTTGGGAATGTGAAAGCATTTTTTCATGTAGTTACCCAGATGATTTCAAAACTTTATATAAACACCAAGGTGGAAATGGACCTTATCCTGGTACAAAAATAGATCAAATATCGTCCGAAAGAGAACATGAAGAAGGATATCATGAATTAGTGTTGGATGATACAGCTGGTATTGTAAAAGCCTACGAAGCAGTAACACAATATTGTGGTTTTCAACCAATAGAAGCAGGAAAAACTATGGGGTTAAGCCCTTATGGACAACCTTGCGATAAATTTCCTAAAATTTATACAGATGGTGGTGGTGGAAAATGGAGAACAACTGATAAAAACTTCATTATACCGACTTATCCTAACGCCGCTTTAGTAAATGAGTCAAGATTTTCATATTTGGAGACTACAGAAGACCAAGCTAACAGTAGAATAGACTTAACTACGTTAGAAAATAGAAGAAATCTTGCATACGCTGTACAAAAAGAATCTCAAGAAGAAGTTTTAAAGTTAATTTTCAAAGCAGTTGAAATGACTGGAAATAAAAATGTTGTATTAAGCGGAGGATATGCTTTAAATTGTGTAGCTAATTATTTTTTCCTTGATGAATTGAACAAAGAAGGTATCAAACTTTATGTTGAACCGGTTAGTAATGATGCAGGCACGGCAATAGGTGCGGCTATGTTGCAATATCATCAAACTACAAAAGATCGAAAAGTAAGACCTTACGCAGAAACAATATATGAAGGTTTTGAATACGAGTATACTTTAAATGATATAACAAAAATTGCAGATAGTTATGGTGCAAGTGTAACTGATGCAGATAATAAGCATATTGTTGACTTATTAACAAGTAAAAACATTGTTACAATATTTCAAGGTAAGTCTGAAAACGGCCCTAGAGCATTAGGAAATAGAAGTATATTATTTGATCCTACTTATGAAGATGGCAAGGATTTTGTGAACAAAGTAAAACGTAGAGAATACTTTAGACCATTTGCAGGTTCAATTTTGTTAGAACATGCACACGAATGGTTTGATATGAAAGGAATGGAACAGTCTCCGCATATGATGTATGCAATGGATTGTCAGCCAGGTGTAGCAGAAAAGATTCCGTCGATAATACATGTTGATGGAACATGTAGAATACAAACTGTTACCAAGGAACAAAACGAAAATTACTATAATCTAATAGAAGAGTTCTACAAAAAGACTAATATTCCAATTGTGTTCAATACAAGTTTCAATCTTGCTGGCGAACCATTGGTAGAAACATTAGAAGATGCTGTTAGAACATTGTATAACAGTGAAATGGAGTATTGTTATTTGCCAGAATTTGGGAAATTAATAGAAATGAAAAACTAATGTTACAAAACCTATATGCTATACCAGTTTATAAAATTAAATTACCAGAGCATGAACAGATCCAGCAAGACTTTGAAGATGTTCTAAAAGATGACAGTAATTTTGATCATGTTTCTACATGGTATAGTAATGTAGATACTACATTTGGTAATCCTGAAGCCAATAATTTACCTTTCAATACATTCATCAAAAGTGCAATTATAGGATTGAATGAATATCTCAAACATTTCAAGATAGATGCACCAATTCGATATGGAATAGAGTGTTGGCTCAACAGATATAAAAGAGATTACTATCAGGAAGTACATAATCACGCCGGCAGAAGTGTTTTTAGTTGTGCATACATGTTAAAAACACCTAAGGATAGCGGAAATTTTGTATTTTACAAAAATACGTATGATAATTTGCACTCAAGCGGACTGCCAATATTATCGAGTCAACCATTCATGTTTAATAATAGAATAACACCACCTATGGAAGAAGGTGATATAATTTATTTTCCTAGCACCTTAGAACATTACGTGACTGGTAACAAAACTGATAATATAAGAGCAACTATAAGTGCCAATTTTATGTTGGAGTTGAAAGAAAATGAAGAAAAATAGTATAGATGAATATAAAGTCTTTGAAATAAATCCAAACTATGATGTAAAAGTTGAAATATATCAACCAGGCAACGTCAAAGTATTAATAGTTGACGACTTTTACAAGGATCCTTGGGCTGTTAGACAACTTGCTCTTGATATTCCGGCAAGTATTAACAAGAGAATACGGGGAATGAACCCTGCTCATAGGATTAATGCATTTTATGATTTATCACCAATGGCTTGGGCATTTGATCAACTGATTAGAACACATTTTCATGCAGAAGCTAGTCAACTCCCTCCAGATTACCTCCAGCAAAGTTTTACAAACGCAACATTTATGGTAAATGTCATGCAAAGTGAGAACTTGCCACCTTTATGTCCTCACATGGACAACACCAGTGGCGTTAATTTTGCCAGCACAATCTATTTGAACACTGCTGATGAATGCCAAGGTGGTACAAGTTTTTACACATATGGTGGAAAGACATATTATGATGATCAACATCAAATGCAAACGCTTGACAAAGCAGGAAAAATGCCTATCAAACAATACATTACTGATAGTATAGGAGATTTTGAAATGATTGGCATGGCTCCGATGATATTTAATAGAATGGTGCTGTATAATCAAGCAGTATTACATACTGCATACGTAAAACCAGGAATGTTTGTTGGTGATAACTACAGATTAAACCAACAATTTTTTATTTAGGAGACAAATATGGAAGGTGACTACAACGGAATAGAAGAATATAAACATTGTTTTCCATTAGACTACTGTAAAAAACTAATAGAAACTTTTGAACAACGTGCTAGTATGCAATTAACCGAACATCAAACTGGTTTTAAAAACCAAGATGAAAGAATATTTATGGATATGGCAAATCATAACAATATGTTTCATGTTGATGCAGACTTATGTAAGTTTTTTTATCAAACTGTAATGACAACATACGAAGAAAAGTATAGAAAGAAATATGACAGTCTTGGTGCTGTAGTTCAACATTCTCCTAAAGGTATGAGCATTCAAAAAACAAGACCACACCAAGGATATCATGCATGGCATTGTGAAAATGCAGATTTATGCACTTCTTCTAGATTGATGGCTTATACGCTTTATTTAAATACAGTGGAAGAAGGAGGAGAGACTGAATTTTTGTACCAAGGTGTAAAAATAAAACCAGAACCAGGCAAGTTAGCAATCTTTCCAGCGTACTATACGCACCCTCATAGGGGAAATCCAATATACAAAGGCATAAAATATATTGTATCTGGCTGGTATACATTCGATGAATAGGATCTGATATGAAAAAAATATTATTTGTAGCAATATTAGGAATTTTTATATTATTCGCTACTGGTTTTACTAGTTTTGCAGGCGAATGGCAAGATAAACCTGTAATGTGTGGTGATGAACAAGAAGTTTTTGGACTTATGGGCAGTAAAGACGAACAATTACTTCTAAGAGGAGATTTGATAGCGAAAGTTAGAGATCCAGATGAAGCAGATGGCTTATCGGTTACTCCAGCTATATTGCCTTTAGCTGTATATGGTAATTTTAAAACAGGAACATTTACTATTGTTGAATATCACGGTGCACCTTATAATCAATTTTGCATAATTGCGTTTGGTCAAAAGTTACAACTACCTGATTATGGAGCAACAAAGTGAAAATTTGTGTTGTAGGAGGAGGCACAGCAGGTTTTGTCTCAGCACTTATACTGAAATCTACCTTTCCCACTTATACTGTAGATGTTATTAAAAGTTCTAATATTCCAACAATAGGAGTTGGAGAAGGATCTACCGAGCATTGGGCAAGATTTATGGATTTTGTAGGTATTCCAGCCGGAGAAATGATAAAAGAATGTGATGCTACATTTAAATCCGGCATCATGTTTGAAAATTGGGGTGCAAAAGATTATCTACAGAATGTCCACGCACATTATACAGTAGATAAAAACGGATTTCCTATAGCATATTCAAAATTGATGTCTGAGGATTGTAATCCAATCGAACTTACTGGATCATATCTTTGGGAAAACAAAACTCCATTCATGAAGTTTATAGAAGAAAGACCAAATGAAACAGGAGTATCTCAGTACCATTTTAATACAAGTAAACTAAATGATTATCTTGTTAAAAAAGCACAACTGCTTGGTTGTCAAGTCATTGACGATGAAATTGAACCAGTGTGGTCGACAGAAATAAAATATTTAAAAGGCAAGAAACAGGATTATCACTATGATTTTTATATCGATTGCACAGGTTTCAAAAGACTTTTAATCAGTAAGCTGGGAGCAAAATGGAAAAGTTATAGACAATGGTTAAAAATGAAAGAAGCAATAGTATTTCCTACTCCTGAAGAAGATGAAATACCAATGTGGACACTTGCAAGGGCAATGAACTGTGGTTGGATGTTTAGAATTCCTGTGTATGATAGGAAGGGTAATGGATATATCTATGATAGTGATTACATTACTGCCGATGAAGCTCAAAAAGAAGTTGAAAATTATTTAGGTCATGAAGTAACAGTTGCAAAAAATATTAAATTCGATCCAGGAGCAATAGATAAGCCTTGGATTGCAAATTGTTGTGCAATAGGCCTTAGTGCTAACTTTGTTGAACCGTTAGAAGCTAGTAGTATCGGTACAAGCATTAATCAATCATTCTTATTAGCACAAAGAATTTTCAAATATAACGAAATAACAATACAAAAATACAATGCTGAAGTTGATGCTATAATGGAAAATATAAGAGACTTTATTATATTACATTACATAAGTCCAAGACGTGACACAAAATTTTGGGAAGACGTTGCTGAAATAGAATTACCTGAAAGTTTAAAAAATAATTTAAGTATGTGGAAACATCGATTACCAGTTGCAGATGATTTTCCAAATAAAAGTCTGTTCAATGAATACAATCATGCTTTGGTGATGCACGGAATGAATCTTTTTAATAGAAATAGTTTGAAAAAACAATATGAGGAACTTCATCCAGATGCAAAACAACATGTTGAACACTTAATAAACGAAAAAAATAATTTTGATAATATAAAAGCAATACCGCATAAACTTATGTTAGATTTATTGCGGAGACTTTCATGAGAATATTTGCGTTTGGTTGCAGTCTATCTCAATATTTTTTTCCTACTTGGGCTGACATACTAATATATCAATATAAAAACAAAGGCTATCACGGAGAAAACTGGGCTAAAAGTGGAGCAGGTAATCAGTACATCAACACAAGACTTTGGGAAGCTAACACAATCTACAAATTTAACAAAGAAGATATTATTTTGTTACAATGGACAAGTATGTTCCGTGAAGATAGATATCATATGAACAAAGGTTGGTGGACCCCTGGCAATTTCAATTTAAATAACGAAAATCAATCTTTTGTCCTTAACAATTATTTTTATGACAATCAAAACGTTTGGGCAGACCCAATACATGCTGTAATGAGAGATTGTGCATTAATATCAAGCACTCATAGAGCTTTAGCAAGTATAGGATGCAAAGTAATTACAACAGGATTTAGAGATTGGGAAGAAGGTTGGACAGAATTATCTACAGAATTTACTACACAAAAGTATCTTACTATTGAAGATGTAAGAGCTGTTTTAGAAAAATATAAAGATGAAATAAAATTATCGACACCACCTATACTGACTGCTTTAGGATTTGAAACAAGCGATAAATTTTTCAAAAGTAGACCTACCAGTGTACCTAGCAAACAAGAAGATCATAAACATATGATTTCTCCAGAAGTACATCCTCTAACTCACGAAGCCGCAGACTTTGTTAACAATCATGTTGAAAAATTAGACCAACAGACAACAGAATTTGTGGAACAATGGAGAGAAAAATTAAATCAAGATACAATTTTATTATATGAACTTGACTGGTTTAATAAAGATAAACATGGTTGGTCAGATGATGGATGGAGACCATAATGACAATACCTGTTATAGGATTAGATAGAGACGGAACAATAAATCAAGATATAGGATTAACAGAGGAGGGTGTACCTCCTTATTGTATCAAACCAGAACAATTTAAGCCTATACCCGGTAGCTTAGAAGCTGTAAAAATGATAAGAGACAAAGGATATGATGTAGTTATTTTAACTAATCAATCAGGCATACAAAGAGGTGTGATGGACGCAGTTGATGTTGACATAGTTAATAATTACATGCTCAAACTTTTAGGCGATATAGGTTGTAAAAGCATTAACGGACTGTATTATTCAACCACACCATTCAAAGACGATCCGTACAGAAAACCTAATATAGGAATGTTCAAAAGAGCGTCTGCTGAAATTGGAGTCGATTGGACAAACGGAGTGTACGTTGGTGATAAAATTACAGATCTAAAAGCGGCCATGAAGGCAAAAGCAAAACCAGTGCTTGTACGCACAGGATATGGTGAAGAAACTACAAAGAAACTTAATACTTTTGCAAACAAAGACCTCAAAAAACGCACTGAAATATTTGACGATCTAAGTAAGTTTGCACACAGCTTGGTTGATTTGTCCTAATTTATAATAGTTCTACATATCTGTTTATAAAGATAAATACAATATGGAGCATGTGTAATGAATAAACAGCTGAACAATCTATTATCTAAAGGTCAAAATAACACCATAGAGCTTTCGAATAGAAGTAGCTTTAGTTTCAAAGGAAACTGGATAGGCGTATATCCTAGCACAATAATGGATAAATGGCATGTTGGTGATTTCAGTAGTGTTGTATATCAGATAACAGTAGAATTTGGATCAAATGAAAAAGAAATTATGCAACTATCTGTAGTTGCTAGACCAGATAGAGCTGTTGCTACTATATTTGGAAGATCAAGTATTAACCAAGAGCTAATAAATCTTTCAGTCACAGTAGATGCAGGATTATGTTACATTAATGTAACACCGACAAGCGGTTATGCAGGCGCTAAATTAATATTCCATGGTACATACGCAAGAACAATTAATCAACTTGTTCCTCCGGCTATTGTCGCAGATACGTCAACAGAAGAGCCAAGCGGAATAAATACTTTTGATAGTTTAACAAGTACAATGGATAATACAACACTAACATTTGATAAGGGTTAAGAGATGGCAAAATCAGTATTAAACATAGGTTCAGCGGCAAACGACGGTACTGGTGACACACTGAGAGGTGGAGCAACCAAGATCAATGCAAACTCCGATGAACTTTATAATGCCTTAGGCGATGGCACAAATTTAAAAGATATCGTCAATTCAAGTTTGGAACTAGATATTCCAAATGACAATGCAAAAATAAACAAAGTAAGTTTTCATGCGTCAACACTAAACCAAATGAACGCAATTAGCCCAAGCACATATCACGGTGCAATGCTACATGTTCATGAAGGTGGTAGTGTATATGTAGCACATGCTGGAGCATGGCACAAGATGCTTTTGGATACGAGTGGTGGAGCCATCACAAACTACACAGATCCATTAAAAAATGTTGCTTACGTAGGAAATATAAATTCACTTTCAGATGTTGACACAACTAGTACCCCGCCACAAACAGGAAATGTTTTAAAATGGGACGGTGGTAAGTGGGCACCAGGGACTGACGCAACCACAGGTGGCGCAGGAACAGATGCTGACACACTAGATGGGCAAGATGGTTCATACTACTTAAATTATAATAATTTAAATAATAAACCAACGATACCTTCTGTATTAACAGATTTAAACATCTCAGACGGATCAGCAGGACAACTATTAAAAGCAAATGGTAATGGTACATTTGAATTTACTTCGGTAAGCACAGGAGGTTCACAAAACTTATTTGCTACTGTAGATGGAGACACAGGAACAACTACTGCAAATTCTACTACAGATACTTTGACAGTTGCTGGTGGAGCCAATATATCAACACAAGTTTCAGGAGACACCGTTACAATTAATTATACAGGTGATCCAAACTCAGGTGAAGAAAATCAAAATGCATTTACAAATGTCGCATCAGATTCAGGCACAGCGGTTGCAGATTCTAAAACAGATACTTTGACCATTGCAGGTGGCACAAATATTACAACAGCAGTTGCAGGTGATACTGTTACTATTAATTACTCAGGTACTAATACATTGTCATCTTTGACTGATACTGATACATCAGGAGCAATAGCTGGTAACGTATTAGTCTACAACGGAAGTAATTGGGTGGATCATGGACAAACTGTTGATCAAATGGCTTATCCTGCTATAACAACTTTAACTGTTACAGCAGATTCATTTAATGGTTACAAGTTCGATCAATATGGCAACACAGAAGATCCTACAATTTATTGTTTAGCAGGGGCAACTATTGCATTTAAGTTATCAGGTATAGGCAGTCATCCATTTTTAATTCAAACAAGTGGTGGTGTGAACTATGATAACGGACTACTGCATGTTGAAACTACCGGAGCAGAGTCAACAGGTTCGTCTGCACAGGGTAAGACAAGCGGAACTTTATATTGGAAAGTACCAGCAAACGTTTCAGGAAACTATCAGTATAGATGTTCAAGTCATGGTGCGATGCAAGGTACTATTGTAATCAAATCTATGGCAAGTATATAAGATAAGGAAATAAAATGGCAGGCACAGTAATTAACGACAGGTTTCAAGCACAATTTGGATTTGAAAGTCCAAAGTATACTGTGGATACTGCTGGAAAAATTACAGCAGAAACACTAGACGTTAGAACAATTTTGCTCGCAGGTAAATCATTTGTGCAAGCCGCAGATGATGACCAAACAGGAGATGATACTGGCACAACTGTATCAAATTCTTTTGAAAGTCTAGCTGTCAACGGTGGAGTTTTCAAAGTTAATGACACTGGAAATAACACTATTTTATCAGTAATAAATTCAAGAATAGTAATCAATAACAAAGGAATACCTGGTACGATTGATAATGTTGATATAGGATATCATACACCTGTCCAAGTCAAAGCATACAACATCGATATGACCACTGCACCAGACAGTTCAGCAAGTAATTTGAATGTAAGTGGTTCAAATCTAAACGGAGATTTAACAGTGAACGATAACCTAATCATGCAAAAAGATCCTACAGTGGGTACACATGCCGCTAGAAAAGGATATGTTGATTCAACAGCAACAGCACTTGCAGTGGCATTTGGAGCATAAAGAATGGCAAAGAAAAAAATAGAAAATTATACTTTTTATCCTGGCATAGGATTAAATGAAGCAGTACATCCTAATGCAAAATGGTTGCTAGAAAATAACAAAACATTTATTCAATATGAAGTATCGGCATGGATAGCAAAGCAGGTGGCAGACAACGCCACAGGTTTTGAAGGTTATACTTATGATGATGCAAAGTGCAGAAGAGATACAGGATATAACATAGATGCCTGGTTACATGATTTACAGTATGGAGGTAACCAAGAAACTACAAGAATAGCAAAAACATATTGGGAAAAAGACGTTGCACAAATTGACGGCACTAGGATTCCGGAGATCAAAGCAAAAGAATTTACAAGAGATTTAATCATTAATCATGTGTTTACAAATTCTGCACAAGGTACACCTTTTCAAAGCACTTATGCTCAAGTCGTAAACAACTCATATACAAGTGAGCCTGTTGCCGGCACACGAATTCAAGAATTATCAAAAATCGTTATAGATGTAATTACAACTGGCACTAGTGCGTTACCAACATTCGTAAGAAAAGGTTTGGGACACATAAGATTCGCAGGAAATTATGATGCTAGTGACTTGTTAATTGTAACTAACTCTACAAGATCTGAAGTTATTTTTAACTTTACTGATGCTACAAAAGGCGGAAACGTTACCAGAGAAAATGATGTTACTCCTAGGGATAGCGGTGGTTATGTTGTAAAATATGATTCAACAAATTCTAATGAAAATGCAGATGATGATTTTCCAAAATATTTACAAACAACAGATGCTATTACCACAGTAGATTTAGTTTATAACACAAGCACTCATGCACAGGATGACGAGATCCAGATATTCACAGATAATGCAGAACAGAAAATTAGACCATATGACTTTGGAACTGATGCCATTGAACGTATGCGTATTGCACAACCTCTGTCTATGCTTGATGCTGACTTTGAATATGGCTTACAGCCTACAAAGTGGTCAGCTATAGGCATGATGAGAGGATATCCAAGTGTATACGAAATACCTGGTACTGATACACAGGTATTGACAGTTGTAACTGATGCATCTTCAGGTACAGCAGGTATAGGTTCATCATTAATTACAGTCAATACTCTTGGTGCTCATGGATTTACGGCAGGTACTCCAATCACCATAAAAGCGTTAGAAGATGCTGTAATAGGTGCCGCTAGAGCGGAAGGTTCTTTTGTAATTAATTCTGTACCGAACAACACTTCATTTACGTATTATGCAAAATCCAAAGTTGGAACTACAAACGGAGAAGTATTATCTACAACATATACACAACTCAGACAAGGTGGATTTTATACTGGTGCTTCAATAGGACAACCTGTTTTCCGTGTGTTTAGTAATGGTACTGCTGGAACTATGACCTTGAGCTTATCCGCTCAACAGAGTGAAAACAGAATTGCTACAACAGGTGATATACCAGAAATAGGTGCTCCAATAAATTATCCAACTGGATTCAACACTGGTACACAAGTAACCGGTGTATCTAGCACACCAGGCGGCACGCCGTTGGCTATGAGCTTGACAGGTGATATTGCTCCTGGCAATACACAATTCACTGTTGGTTCTACTACAAATATTGTGCAAGGTTTGGCCGCTGACAACGGTTCAGGTGATGCAATTTTTGTAAACAATATTGTTGGAAATACTGTATCTATGAGTGGACAGTTCACGACAAGTATTGCAAAAAATACTGAGACGTACACGGGTGTAAGCGGATCTATAACTGCACCTGCAGGAACTAATGCACAATTTAATATCAGTAAATCTGGTGTAAATTATGCAGTTGATGGAATCAATCAGGCTGGTTCAGGATACAAACAAGGCGATACAATTAAACTATTAGGAAGTGATTTAGGTGGCTTGACACCTGCGAATGATGCCACTATTTTGGTTACAGCAGTAAATGGAACTGGGGGAGTAACTTCAGCAAGTATTACTGGAACTGCATTAAGTGGTAGTATCACATTCCAAAACGTAACTTCAGCTTTTAACAATGGCGCAGGTAATTGGGGCGGAACACAAGTTGATATAGCGTGGGAAAATAATGCTTACAACACAATTACGTTTAATTCACCAAACGCCACTTCAGGTTATGCAGTAAACGACATAGTAAAATTAGCAGGATCAAATGTATCTCCAGGAAGTTCATCAGATGGTTCACAAACATACGGCGGCGGTAATGATGTATTAGCCTATGTTGCGGCAGTAGGCGGTGGCGGATCAATTACAACACTAACTGTTGTTAATGACGCGGCAAGGGTTGGAACACCTCCAGCACTTACTTTAAATTATTCATTTGGACCTTCAGCATTGACATTCAGTGGGGGTTCAGGTACAGATTTTGCATTCAATATTAACAAAGTGACAGGTGCAAGTGCATCTTACAGTATACAAATTTCATCTAACGGATCGGGTTACAACACAGCAGATACGCTTGTGATAACAGGAAATAAACTTGGTGGCGCAACAACTGCCAATGATTTATATCTAAGAGTTGTTTCAGTTGATGGCAGTGGTGGTATTACAGATGTTAGGTTAGAAGGCAGTGACGAATCAACACTTGCTGTAGCATACAATGGCTCATCTGTTAACGGTAAAACAATGACAAATGTTATAGGTTCAGGAGCAATTTTCGATGTAACAAATAATGGAACAGCATATTCTGTAGCAATAGATACTGCTGGTACGAATTATTATCAAGGACAAACATTTACTATTGCAGGCACCCAGTTAGGCGGAGCATCGCCTACAAATGATGCTACTGTGACGATTGACAGCGTAAACACAACAGGTATAAGTGATCAAGGTATAATCGCAACAGCAAGTATTTCTGGTAGTGCTCCAACATTACCAACTAACTTTACAGGTGTGGCAGGATCAAATCTTGCACACGCAGGAGCAAGTGGTACTTTTGATATAACTAGGACTCAAGGAACATATTCGATTGCCATTAATGCAAACGGATCAGGTTATAAAGTAGGAAATGTTATCACAATAGTTGGCACAAATTTAGGCGGTTCATCTACAGCCAACGATGCATCTGTAACAGTAACAGGTGTTGATGGTTCGGGCGGATTAAGTTCTGCAAGTGTAACAGGTACTGGAATAGCAGGTGGCACACTTAATTTGGTTAATGGTATAACATTATCTGACTTTACAACCAGTGCAATCAACCAAGGAACCACTATACCATACGAAGCACTAGCAACTATGGAAGTAACTTTTCCAGGAGCACATGGTATTGTGCCAGGAGATACTTTTATTGTAACTGTGAATACCGATAGCGGCAGTAATAATCACTCTTTAGCGGCAGGATCCTTCATAGCAATTACTGTTCCAACAAGTAAAACACTAAGATATAACACTAGATCTCCAGGAAATATTTCGGAATTCCTTGGAGATTCAACAGAAAATTATGTAAGAGGTCGGGTGTATATGAGACCTGATTCGTTCTTTGTACACAGACCTTATGATGGAGGTGTACAATTAGGCACAGGTGGTCCACAACACGGTGCACAGGCTATTAGACAGAGTAAAAAATATATTAGATACCAGTCAGGTAAAGGTATCATGTATACAACTGGTGCCTTGTTTGCTCCATCTTATGATGTAAGATCAGTTACTTCAACGGGTATAGAAATAGGATCTACTCTTACAATTACAACAGACGATAATGATCACGGTGCACAAGTAGGCGGAAGAATCAGGCTGATAGGTGTTGAAACCGCAGGATTCAATGGAGAATATATTGTCAATCAAATCATAGATGAAAGAACATTAAAATGCTTATCTATAAGACGTCTAGGAGCAACAACAGCCGTACTAGGATTTGCCGCTCAAATGACAGTGGTAGGTTGGCATGGTGCTACTGTACGTTCGGGAATATTTGATGATCAAAACGGAATTTATTGGGAGTATGACGGAACTAATACCAGTGTTGCACAGAGAACTTCAACAAAACAATTGGCAGGGACCGTAAATGCAGTTCCAGATTCTAATATAATTATTGGTACAAACAGTAGATTTAGAGATCAACTTAAGGCAGGAGATAGACTAGTTATCAAGGGTATGACTCATGTGGTTTCTAACGTTGATTCTCAAACACAGATTACAGTAACACCAGACTATCGTGGTGTTAATCAAGTGTATGCGGCGAAAATAAATCTAGTAACTGATAAAAAAGTCCTACAAAGTGAATGGAATCTTGACAAATTGGATGGCACTGGACCAAGTGGATACAATATGGATGTGAGATACATGCAAATGATCGGTATCCAATACAGTTGGTATGGTGCTGGTTTTATTGATTGGATGGTAAGAGGTGCAGATGGAAATTTTGTTTTCTGCCATAGAATGAGAAACTCCAACGTTAACACAGAAGCATTTATGAGATCAGGAAACTTACCTGTAAGATACGAGGTTACAAATGAAGGAGCAGTTGATAGATTGACTGCTGATATAGATGCAACACAAACTTCACTTACTTTAAATGAAACCAAATTCTTTCCATCAAGCGGTACAGTTTTTGTAGATAACGAGATTATATCTTATACACAGAAAAATGATATCACCAAAACATTAAGTGGTCTTACCAGAGGTACAGCACTTACAAACTTCCAAGCAGGCGCTACAAGACAATACACAGCAAGTCCTGCCAGTGGACATGCGGCTAGAACAGGTGTTATATTGATTAGTAACACAATAACCCCACTGATATCACATTGGGGTTCAGCGTTTATCACAGATGGTAATTTTGACGAAGATAGAGGTTACATCTTTAATTATACTGAGCCTGGTATCGAAGTTAGCACAACAAGACAGACTGCTTTCTTACTAAGATTGGCACCTAGTGTATCCAATGCTATTGTTGGAGATTTAGGAGATAGAGAACTTTTAAACAGAGCTCAATTACTAATGCAAGGATTAGAGCTGACATCAGACGGAATAGATCCAGACAATGCAAATGCACCAATCACAGGTGGTATTGTTATTGAAGGTATTTTAAATCCACAAAACTATCCAGTAAACCCAGGAGATGTAAGTTGGCAAGGATTATCAGGATTAGCACAAGGTGGACAACCTAGCTTTGCACAGATTGCCTCTGGAGGAGGTATTACTTGGGCAGGTGGGGCAAGTTCTTCTTATACTACTGGTGCAGTAATGCCAACCGTTACTGCCGACGTGGCACTTATCTCTTGGGACAGATTCTCTACAGGTTACAATAACTTTTATTTTCTAAGATTCGGAGCTAATGGTTGGGAAGAAAGTAATATTAATGTAGGTGATGAAATAAATACTTCTGGCAACAACTATTTTCCAGCAGGTACCACCGTGCTGTCGGTATCAACTTTCCCAAATTTTGTAGAAGTTGTATTCTCACAAAATCCAAGCAGTGGTTCAAGTTACGGAGCTTCTCAAAGATTTGGAAAAGGTGGAGATCAAGTCAATTCAGCTCAACAATTTTTCCTCAAGTCAGTATGGGATGCCACTGGAGCAAAAGCAGGAACTCTAATTGGTGATTCAGGAGGTGCTCCAACAGACCAAAATGATATTAAAATACCAGCAGGATCATATGTATCACAGGTACAAGGACCTTTATTATTTGGTAATCAAAGTGGATCTGGTATTGAATACTACAGAGTAATTTTTAATAATTCATTTTCAGGAACAACTTCACCAGGTGACTTGATAAACTTTACATTCGAACAACCTGCGTATGCACAACCAGGCGAAACAGTATTTTCATTCATTGCACAACCAGGAGAAAGATCAACATTAGATCTTGGACTATTGAAAGAATTGACTAATACTACACTAGGTGGACGTGGTACTTTTCCAAATGGACCTGATGTATTAGCTGTCAATATATACAAGACAGAAGGTGCTACTACTACAGCAAATATTATTGTTAAGTGGGGCGAGGCTCAGGCTTAATTTCCTGATTACCTTGGCTGTCGCCAGGTGCAATACGATAATTATCTTCAACAGAATCAGCAGTACTAACTTCGGTTACGCTACTTCCTGCTTCCATACATACTAATTGATGTGGTTGTAAAGGAGGATTATGCCAAGTCATACCTTGTGTCAATTCTTGTTCGTAAATCTTAGATGTTTTTGTATCAATCCATCTAAGTAAAAATTTTCCATTATTTACAAACCAAGTTTCATCTTTTTCTTTATGAAAATGTAAACTAAATTTTGATCCTACTTTCTCAAATACCATGATTTTGCCACAGTATTTGTCGTTGGTAGCCCAAATCAACTCATAACCCCAACCTTTTTCTACTTTACCTTCAAGTCTTTCGGTCATTAACAATATCCTTATAGTATTCTTCTAGTGTGATCCAATGTCTAATTGGTATAGTATTATGTAGCTTGGCATTATCCGCACAAGTAAAATCCTGATATTGATTTTTTAAATGATCGGGCATGTCAATATATTCTATTTTTGCTCCGGTTTCATTTGCAACAATCTTTGCAATACTTTCTATGTCTACTGCCTTACCAGTACCTAGGTTATACAGACCACTTACATCTTGATGCATCATTTCTTCATGTATGCGTACAAGATCATATACACAAACTATATCTCTTTTATATTTGTCACTGTTCTTAAATAGCTTGATTTTTCCATCTGTTGATGCTTGTTGTTGAAATTTGCTTACCATACTCATTTGATCACCTTTGTGTCCTTCTCCAGGACCATACACATTGAAATATCTATAACTTTGCACCAACATGTTAAATCTATCTATTCCATTGTCAAGTAAGAATTTATCAATTAAAAATTTACTCCAAGCATAAGGTGTTTGAGGATAACAGGGATCTTCTTCGTTAAAGTCTTTATTAGGACCATACACAGAGGCACTACTAGCTAATTGAATATTTGTTTGATAATTATCACAAATTTGTAGAAGACGCATAGTAAATTCATAATTGTGTTTCCAAACCTTGTTGATATCTCTCTCAGTAGTATCAGAAATAGCGCCACAATGCACTACCCAATCGTACTGTTCAACAGAAGGCACCACATTTTCTATCCAGTCAAATCCCTCTACTTCATGACCTTTGTGTAACAAATATTGAGACATATGGCTTCCTATAAAGCCTTTGTGTCCAGTGACTAAAATCTTCATTGTGTAATTTTACCTATTGTGTTTGTTGTACTGATACCTTCAATTGTTGGAAATATCACTACTTCTGCAAGTTCATGACCAACTACTGTTTGCACTGTGTAATCGCCTCCTTTGACTATTACATCAGGTTTGTATGACATAATACTATTTAATGGTGTATCTTCATCAAACACTACAACCTGATCCACCCACGGTAATGATTCAAGTTGTGATTTACGTTCGTTAACATCATTAATGGGTCTAGTTTCACCTTTTAAGCGTTTTACACTGGCATCGTTATTAATACCTACTATAAGTTTATCACCTTGTTTATGTGCAAATTTAAGTAATTCAAGATGTCCTTTGTGTAGGACATCAAATACTCCGTTAGTCCAAACTGTAGTTTTTTTACGTAAATCTTTTTTGGTTATAATACTAGTGCCACGACGTTCTACTCCTCTAGCGGCGGCGTAACAAGCTATTTCACATGCTTCGAAAACGTCTTTACCTTGGTGTAAAAGATGTGCGATAACAGCCAAAACTATATCACCAGCACCCGTAACATCAACTATTTGGTTTGCTGGTTCTTTGAAATGTTGATATCTACTATCTTCACAAAGCACATGCATACCATTTGCACCATCAGTCACTACTAACCATTGCCAATTATGTTTTCTCATTATGTTTGTTGCATCTATTTCATCAAATTCGCCAAACCATTTATTATATTCTGACATATTTGGTTTGACAAGAAATGCTCCATCATAAAAATAATCCTCTTGTTTAGGATCAACTAAAACTTTGCATTTCCTAAAAATTTGATTTATTGTATTTGCTTTGACTGTGCCTTTTGCATAGTCACTTACACAAACAATATCATCTATTTTTATATCTTGTAGTAAAGAATCAAAGGGAGTTTCATTTTCATATTCTGTTTCTCTATCCCATCTTAGAACTTGTTGACCGCCTTGTCCTACAAAGCGTGTTTTAGTTGTAGTAACTAAAGCATCTGTGCAAACTTTATTTGTAACATTTGTTTCTTCTAGTATATCTTGAACAATCATTCCTTCTGTATCTAAAGCCACACTTCCATACAATACTACATCTTCTTTTTTATTAATATTTCCTAAGTTATTAGCTAAATTTCCCGCACCACCTATGCTGTCTATAAATGTTTTTTCTTTGATTACAATAACTGGAGCTTCGGGACTAATCCTGTTACAGTCTCCTTCAATCCACCTGTCGAGCATAACATCGCCATATATTCTTATCATTGCATATCTCTAATAAATTTTGTATTGTCAGGTAAATTAATCGATTTATTATCATGTTGAGAAACATGATAAACATAAGCAGTATCAGAAATCTTAACATCATTATTGAAGTGCAATTCTCTTCTACAAACTTTATCGGTTAATTTGCCAGTGCCTGCAAGTACATAACTCCATAACGGCCATCCAGCACACCCTTCATGCCTAGGAAACATGGTATGATTAGGTACTCTATTTTTACAAACCTCATGCATTGTTTTTACAAAATCTGTTGCTGTTTCACCACTGTCTATATAACGCCAAAATTCTGTATCATTACGTCCACAAGTATAATGAGCTACTAAGAAATCTTTTAGGGTGTCATATAAATGTGCATTTTTATCGTTATAATCATTTATTTGGCCGTCATTGCAAGTTTCATTTCTATCTTTGCCTAAACAACCAAAAACAAAATGTTTTAGTTGAAAAATAGTAGTGTGTATACTTGTCGCTTCTAAAGGTTCAGCAAAAGCGGCACATAATCCTACAGACAAAACATTTTTAATCCAAAGTTTTTCTTGTCTGCCACTTTCAAATTTTAAAAGTCTAATTGGTTCAACTTTTTTTCCTATATTTTGTTCTAATTCTTCTTGAGCTTTTTCAGGTGTAACAAAATCATCAGAGAACACATAGCCACAACCTCTTCTATTCAATGTTGGAATCTGCCAACACCAACCATTTTTTTGAGCCCAAGCATTGGTGACAGGCTCAATTTTTTCATCTTCGTCATATGGTAATAAAAATGGTAATGCAGAATTTACAGGCAAATTATTTTTGTAACTTTTCCATTTGCTACCAACAGCTTTCATTAATATCTGATTGAAGCCACTTGCATCAATAAACATATCACCTTCAACGGATTGTCCGTTGCTTAATTTTAATTTTGTTACCCAACCGTTTTCAGGATCTGTTTCTACATGTTCTACTTCACTATCAATATGTTTTGCTGTATTTGATATTTTTTTAAAATATTGCCCTACTTTATGGGCATCAAAATGATATGCATGATTACCTTTATCTTCTACAAAACTGTTTTTATTATGTTCAATTTTATATCCAAGTTCAGTTGATACATGTAGTAAATCTTGTTCACGATAACCTAATGCATGTTGGAATACAATGTCAACAACATCTCCACTAGTTGGAGATCCATCAATAGGTCCATAGTAATGGGATTTTGTGTCTTTATTCCAACCAATATGTTTGATACCAAGTTTTAAAGTTGCATCACACTCTTTTACAAAGTCTTGTTCAACGCAACCTAAATTCCACATTTCATTTTGCACTATATTTGTTAAAGAACCTGTGCTACCTTCTCCTGCACCAATAATACCAATCTTAGAACTTTCTATCACTGTGACATTATGTTCAGGTCTGATTTTTGATATCATTAAGGCCGCCAGCCATCCAGCAGTTCCGCCTCCAACAACGACTATCTTCATATCATGAAACCTTCTCTTTGTCCTTTGTATGTTTTGAACCAATCAAGACCCATGTTAGTAGTTTCAATTGCGTTCACATGTGATATACTAGTTCTTAGTCTTATTTCTTCTGCTTTCTTAAATTCTGACATTGCAAAATCTATTTGCATTGGGGACAATCTGTTTAAATCTTTTTCTACAGGATAACCCATTTGAATTAACCATAATTGCCAATTTTGTGGATGAAACAAAGTGTTGCTAGATACGTCACTGTAGAATGATCTTTGAGGATCTTTTAACCATTCTTCATACCATAAATGTTTTTCGGATTTGACATGCATTTCTTTTACATAATTCCAAAATGCTGTGTCCCATTCTGTGTCAGCATAATGACTTCCAACAAAATCCACTGCATCGTCATACCAACTCATCATGGTTTGATTATAAGTCTGTATATCGTTATCATAATATACATATTGAGGTATATGTTTTGCTAATTCTTGCACACCAGTAGTCATACTCGCTAATCCTGTGCTTTCTAAAGGTTCTATAAATCCTCCACTTAGGCCAATTGATACAACATTCTTTTCCCAAAAATTTTCGCTGTAATAAGGTGTCCAATCAATTAGTTTTAAATCTTCTGGTTTTATTCTCCCATTCCAATGATCGCTAAAATACTGCATAGCAGTATCAGGATCTGTAATATCTCTATTGAATACTAATCCTGAACCTATTCTAGATTGAACAGGTATCTTCCAAATCCAACCGTGGTCAACGGCAGGACATTTTACGTAAGGTGTACACTCTTTTTCAAAGTCTTCATAAGGCACATGACCAGCCACGGCAGAGTTAGTAAACAGTCTACCGTTAGACATTAATTCTTTCTTTTTTCGGTGTTTTAAAAGCGATATAAAGCCCGTACAGTCTAGGTAAAAGTCAGATACATGTGTTGCACCATTCTTTAGATCAAGGCTGGTTATATACCCGTCTTCGTCTCTATTTACATTCACTACATCGCTCTTAATAGTTCTCACTGTGCGGGAACAAATGTTTTGTAATTCTGTTACAAGTTTTCCTGCGTCAATATGATAAGCCAAAGTTTCAAAACTATTATACATGTCTAATCTGTCTTGCATAATTGTATCAAAACAAGGTAATGCAGTCTTACGAAAATCTTGCTCTTGTTTCTGAGCCCAAATATCATATTGTGTAGTCTTCAAATCAAAATATGATCTATTCAAATAAAAAGGATGCCATACTCTATTTTTTGGTGATTTCCAATGTGGAAAATCAATTCCTGCTTTGTATGTTCCGTCCACATTTTTAAACCATTGAGGAAGATCTATACCACATTGTCTTAGAAAGTAAGGAAATGTTAGTACGGTAGCTTCACCAACTCCAATGGGATTGCCTATTTCTTTATCTATAACTGTAACAGGCAAATCCCAAAAGTTATTTTGTATGTATGTTGCCGCCAACCAAGCCGCAGATCCACCACCTACTATTGTAATATCGTTAATTCGTCTCATTTTCTAAATATCCTATCAGGTCAAAAACCGTTTGTAGTTTTGTTTGGTTTGTTTTATTTTGTAGTGTGTTTCGCAATCCCATGTGTAACGGCTTTGGCCATTTTCCAAAACTGACCCAAGCGTATCCATCATGTTCTTCATTTAGTTGAGGTAAAAACTCTTCTTTTACTACACACAGATAAGTGTGAAAATGAAACTTTGAATCTGTGCTTACAAATGTTTCTAATGGAATAGTTTTTTCTATATCTGGTAATGTACCAATTTCTTCTTTTATTTCACGCTGTAATGCAGGCCAAGGAGATTCATTTTTTCCGTTAGTACCTCCTACTAAACCCCATACATTTTTTTGTTTGCTTTGTGTCCTGTGTAATAATAAGAATCTTTTGCTTTTTAAACAATAGAAGAGGGCACCACTACAAATTATTTCTTCACTCATAAAAATATTTACTTAAAAAATAAGGCGCCAAGTGCCTTTTTGATATTCACCTTCGAATGAAAGTATCCATTCTGTACCTGTCCATCGGTATTGGACCCCTGTATTTAGGTTAGTTAAATACTTGGTTGTAGTTCCGGCATCTTCACTAGCATCAAAAACTATATGCCATTTGGTGCCATCCCATTCAACTACATCATTTTCGCCAGCTACAAAATCAGATCCGTCTGTATTTTTCCATGCATCTGGACCATCATATGGG